GCGCACTTGGCGGAGATCTCACTCGTCGCCATGCCGGCGTTCACCGACGCACGGATCACCGAGATCGCGGCCGCCTCCCCGGAGGAGGAGACCGCAAGCCCCGAAGAAGAACCCAACCCAACCCAAGACTCCGAGGAGGAGAACATGGAAGTCCAGCCCAACACCGTCGAGGCGGCCGTCGCCACGACCCCGATCTACGCCACCGCCGTCAAGCGTGACGCTAAGTTGCCGACCGCCGTCGAGTACCTCGCCGCCGCGATCGCCGGCGGAGACGCTTGGCACCGCATGAGCGACGCCATCAAGGCCGCCGCCCCTGACGTGGTCACCACCGACACGCCCGGCGTGTTGCCCCAGCCGATCCTCGGACCGGTCTACAACAACTTCCGAGGCTTGCGCCCCGTCGTCGACGCCATCGGCCCGAAGGCCATGCCCGGCGGAGGCAAGGTGTTCATCCGCCCGGAGGTCACCACGCACACGTCAATGGCCGTGCAGTCCGCCGAGAACGCGGCGCTCCAGTCCGGTACGTTTGTCATCGCGAGCAACCAAGTGCAGAAAAGCGCCTATGGCGGCTACGTGACGATCTCGGAGCAGGATCTCGACTGGACCGACCCGGCCGTGTTGAGCCTCATCCTCGACGACATGGCCCGGATCTACGCCAACACCACGGATGACGTGGCGGCCGATGCGCTCCTCGCCGGATGCTCCCAGTCCGCCGTCCTGACCGACCCCACGTCGGCCTCCGAATGGGTGAGCGACATCTACGACGCCGCGTCGACGATCCTCACCAACTCGAACGGCAACCTGCCGACGCACCTCTTCTTGTCGCCGAACATGTTCGGCTACTTGGGCAAGTTGGTCGACACCGCCGGCCGGCCGTTGTTCCCCCAAGTCGGACCGATGAACGCGTTCGGCTCCATGTCGCCCGGAGCCACCGACGCCGTGGCGTTCGGTCTCCGCGTCGTCGTGGACCGCAACTTCGCGGCCGACACCGTCATCGTGGGCGACGCCTCCGGCTTCGAGATCTTCGAGCAGCAGAAGGGCGCCATCTCGATCGACAACCCGTCGACGATCTCGCGCACGATCGCATGGCGCGGCTACTTCGCCACGCTCATGATCGACGCCACCAAGTTCGTCAAGTTGACCTGATCCCCAAGCACGGCACACTAGGGACGAGGGTCTGAGTCATGGCAACATTCACAGTCATCGAGCAAATGAGGCTCGACAACTACGCCGTGATTCAGACCCTCGAGGCCACCGACATCGGCGTCGGCCAGACGTTCACGTTGTCCGGATGCGACTCGACACTCAACGGCACCCAGACCGTGTTCGCGATCCCGACCGGATTGTTCGTCGGCGTGTCCGATGAGGGCGACTTCCAGTTCAACAACGACGCGATCATCCCCAACCAGATCCTCTTCTACGACGCCGGCGACGACATCGCGCGCGCGGCCGTCATCCCCAACGGCACACTCACGTGGTCGATCTCATGCACGTGGACCACTTCGTCGCTCGTGACCGAGTTCTTGGGGATCGCGGCCGCCACCGCCAACGACACCGCCTACATCGCGACATGCGTCTCCGCGTCGAACGCCTACTGCTTCCGTGCCCGGCAACAAGCCGGCTACCACGACGCACCGGCCACGGCCCCCGACGCCTCCGCCCAACTCGGCGCCACCCTCTACGCGGCCAGTCTGTACCGTGAACGAGGGAGCGTTGACTCGTTCGCGTCGTTTTCCGACATGACCGTCAACCAGCCGACCGGCCTCACCATGGGCCGGATCAAGCAACTCCTCGGCATCCGCCGAAGTCAGGTGGCTTGAGTTGTGGCCGGCTCCGGGATCTTCGTCGAGGCAACCACGGCCCTCGTCAACGCGCTCACCGCGCTCGGCTTGGCACCCGTGCAAGACCCTCGCAACGCCCGACCGATGTCGGTGTTCGTCGAGCCACCGTCGTTCGACAACTTCAACGCCGGCTTCATCAACGCCGTCGCCGACCTCACGTTCACGATCCGAGTGTTGGGAGCGCCACCCGGCAACCAAGACTCAACGGACTACATCCTGACCACCGTGGACACGATCCTCAACTCCGGCGTCGTGTTCACTTCCGGCCGGCCTACCGTGGCCGTCGTCGGAACCCAAGAACTGCCGGCCTACGACCTCACCGTGAGAATGAGCGCACGCCGCTCCTGACAAGAAAGAACCCAACCATGGCCACCACCACGTTCCTCGGAAACGCCACGATCAACTTGACCGTCGGCGCCACCACCACCGACCTCACCGACAACTGCTCCAAGTGCGAGATCAGTCTCGTCAAGGAAGCCCTCGAGACCACCGCGTTCGGTGGCACCGCTCGAGTGTTCACCTCCGGCCTCGAGAACAACGAAGTCACCCTGACCTTGTTCAACTCGTACGGCGCCGGCGAGATCGAAGCGATCCTCTACTCGGCATGGGGCACCGCGGCCACCCTCGTGATCTCGCCCTCCGGCACCACCGAGTCCGCCTCGAACCCCGAGTACACGATCACCAACTGCTACCTCGAGACGATCACCCCGATCAACTCGGCCGTCGGCGAACTCTCGGTCGTCGAGGCCGTGTTCAAGGGTGGCTCCAGCGCTCGCGACATCACGGCCCCCTGATCTAGTACCCTCCAGTCACCGACAACCGACGGAGGACACGGATGCAACTCACGCTCAAGGTAGACCAAGGACAAGGCGAGTACGAGGTCAAGACGAACCTCTACGTCATCGTCACGTGGGAGCGCAAGTTCAAGCGCAAAGCATCCGACATCCAATCCGCCGGGATCGGCATGGAGGACTTGGCGTTCATGGCGTACGAGGCAAGCAAGCAAGCCGGCGTCACGATCCCAGCCATGTTTGACGACTTCATCAAGCGTCTCGTCACCCTCGAGGTCGTGGAGACGGAGTCGACAAACCCTACCGGGGAGGCTTCCGGCGACAACTAGCACAAGTGTGCGCCGTCACCGGGTACTGGCCTCCCGACATTCCATTCGACATTGACGATCTAGCAACGGTCGTCGAGGCAATCAACGAGGACAGAAAGGGAGGACCACGATGAGCGCAAGCGCAAAGCTCGACACGTACGGCCTCCAACAAGCCCTCAAGAACCTCCAGAAAGTCGACCCAGCCGCGCGTCGTGCGCTCCTCAAGGACATCAAGAAAGCGGCCGAACCGCTCGTCACGACGATCAACAACCGAGTCCCCGGCACGGCCCCGTTGTCCGGCATGCGCAACGACGGCCGGACCGGCTGGAAGAACGTCAAGAAGGTCGTCATCAACCTCAACACGCGCAAGCCTCGGAGCCGTGTGGGCCAGCCCGGCGTCGAGCAAGTGTCGGTCGTGCGCGTCGTCACCAAGGGCGCCCCGGTCGCGATCGCCGACATGGCCGGCAAGGCCGGAGGCACCAAGTCGCGAGCGCCCATTGAGCGACGCCGGCCCAACTTCGCGTCGGCCCTCGGGTCACGTCTCGGAGACGCCTCGAGGTTCATGTGGCGCGACGTTGACGCCCTCCAAGCCGAAGCCGAGCGCGCACTCAAGCCGATCATCGACAAGGTGATGGCCGACTCCCAGAAGGACTTCCGCTAGTGGCCATCTCCCTCCCCCTCGTCTCCGAATGGAACCCCTCCGGCGTCAACAAGGCGATCGCCGACTTCAAGAAACTTGAAGGGGTCGGCGCCAAAGCATCGTTCGCGATCCAGAAAGCCGCACTACCGGCCGCGGCCGCCATCGGTGGCCTCGCCGTCGCCGGCTTCTCCGCCGTGAAGGCGTTCGCGGAGGACGACGCGGCCGCCCAAAAACTGGCGACCACACTCACGAACGTCACCGGGGCAACCGACGCCCAAGTCACCGCCGTCGAGGACTTCATCTCGAAGACCTCCCAAGCGGCCGCCGTGGCCGACGACGAACTCCGGCCGGCGTTTGACTCCCTCGTTCGAGGCACCGGAGACGTGACGCAAGCCCAAGACCTCCTCGGCCTCGCGCTCGACATCTCGGCCGGCACCGGCAAGGATCTCGGCCTCGTCTCCGACGCCCTCTCCAAGGCGTACAACGGCAACTTCGCGGCCCTCAAGAAACTCGACCCGGCACTCGCCGGACTCATCGCGGAGGGCGCCGACGCCGACACCGTGTTCGGCCGCCTCGCCGGCACGTTCGAGGGGCAAGCCTCCAAGCAAGCCAACACGACGGCCGGCAAGTTCCGAGGCATGTCCATCGCCCTCGAGGAGACCAAGGAGTCGATCGGCGCGGCCCTCCTCCCGATCGTCAACAAACTCCTCCCGAAACTCCAATCGCTCGGCCAGTTCGTCCAGCAGAACACCGGCCTCATCGTCACCTTGGGCATCGTGATCGGCACCCTCGCCGGCGCCATCCTCGCAATCAACGCCGGCCTCGGGATCTACAACACGATCCAAGCCGCGACTCTCGCGATCAACACGGCGCTCACGACGTCGTTTTCGGCCCTCTGGGTGGCCACCGGCGCCGTCGTCATCCTCGGCATCATCGCGGCGCTCATCGCCCTCCAAGCCAAGTTTGACATTTTCGGCAAGACGATCGACTTCCTCAAGGCCGCGTTCAAGGTCTGGTGGGACTACGTCAAAATCGTGTTCGACAACGTCAAAACGGTGGCCGTCACCGCGTTCACGTTCATCGGCGACGCCGTCAAGCTTTGGTACACCGGCGTCCGCAAGTACATCGACGCGATCTACGGCGCGTTCAAGACCGTGTTCAACGCCGTCGCGTCGATCTGGAACAACACGATCGGCAAACTCTCGTTCAAGGTGCCCTCGTGGGTGCCCGGCATCGGAGGCAAGGGCTTCGACGTGCCGGACATTCCGATGCTCGCCGAGGGTGGCATCGTCACCGGCCCGACGCTCGCCATGATCGGCGAAGCCGGCCCCGAGGCCGTGATCCCCTTGAGCAAGGCCGGCACCATGGGAGGCAACACGATCAACGTGACCGTCACTTCCGCCGACCCGAACGCCGTCGTGGCCGCCCTCCAACAGTACGTGCGCCTCAACAACCGACTCCCAGCGAACGCGATCGGCTAGCCGTGGCTCGGATCAACTGGACCACCACGATCGGGGCGACCTCGTTCACGTCGATCACCCAGTCGCTCACGTTCAACTTCGGACGCCAGTCGTACTTCGACACGCCGGCCGGAACCTCGTGCACCCTCACCGTCCGGAACAACACCGGGCAAGCGGCCGCCATCAACGAGGGCGACCAGATCGTCATCGGGAACCAGTACTCGGCGTACAAAATGTACTTCTACGTGGTCGAGGTGACGTTTCAGGACGAGATCGCGGCCAACGCCGACACCGCCAC